TGACAGTCTCCGAATAGTCGTCATCGATGCCGTGCATTTCACACCAGGCAGCGATGGTCTTGTTCAGGCCGCAATCGCGCTTAGTCAGGTCGCTCATCTCATTCCAGAGGTTCGCCCGGAACAGGTCTTCGATGGTCTCCTTTACAGCTGCTTTGGCTTTTTTGCCCAGGTAGTTATAATATTGCGGCGGTTTGGCTTTGCTGTCGGGAATGACGATGGCTGTCAATTCGTCTTCTGCCATTTCCGGCTGAACTTCCGGTGGCCTTTTCCGGAGGAACCGGCGGATAACAGCATTCTCATTACTCTGCGGTGGAAATACCACCGGATTTCCCAGGCTATTGTGAAGCCATTGCTTTAAATAAGGCTCCAGTTTGATATAAAACACAATGTGGCTCATAATGAATTGATTATCTATTACAAATATAATATATATATTATTTTTTAGATAAATAAATATGCTATTAATGTGCTCCAAAAGCAAAAAGTATATTTCCAGATATGACATACTTTTTGCCTTCTACACCTTCTACACTTTCTACAGAAAATAAAATATATTGGTAATCAATAGTTTATGATTTTATAAGGCTTCTACAATTGTAGAAATTATGTAGAAAATGAAGTAATTTGTAGAAGGTTTTAACAAAAACGGCATTTTGTAGAAGGTTTGTAGAATGTATGTAGAATATATAAATATCTCATTATTAACATTGTAGAAGGTGTAGAAAGTGTAGAAGCCTTTTTCACCCCATTTGAAAAAGGGTGAGTACTGCTCCGGGCATATAAAAAAGGCGCAGCGTCCTCACGACGCCACGCCTTTCTACAACTCTAAAACCATTTTTATTACTCATCTAAATCATCACTTGTGGTCTCATTGCCTTCCACCTCTACCTCGAGGTTAATATTATAAGTATCCTTAATCATCTTGTAATCGAAACACAGGGCAATGTCCGGTGTCGAAGTCTTTTTGTAGGATATTCCTCCGGTGGGAGTCGTTTCCATTTTCTGAACTTCCACACCACGCTGTATGTTTTTGAACCGGACTGAGTTCTTTTTACCCATGTATTCCTTGGAGTTCTCCAGGTAGTACACCAGCGAGCCTTCCGGAAGAATTGAATCGCCAACCTGCTTGCCGAATTTTTTATACAGCATGAAGATGCGGTTCTTGCGCATCATAAGGATGGCCTTGGGTTCCTGATACTGCTGCTCAATCTTTATCAGGTTGCTTTTGAACTTATTGACATATTCTATACGGTAGTCACCTTCGATAAATATCTCACCATCCTGCTGCAGATAAGATACCACATTCCAAAAGTTGGCCAATTCATTGTTGCTTTTACATTCTGCGTTCTGACGGACTATGCCATCCAGTGTAACCTTGCGAATATCCTGGTATGAAAACGGCAAGTCAAGTACACCCTCGAGCGTTCTGAAGGCTGCCAGCGGTATGATCCAGTTACGCAAGATTCGGTCTTCCACTTTCTCTGCCCCCAGTCCTTCAATAATGTCAGACAAACAGGAATGAAAGTTGCTGACGAACTGTTGCTCCATCTTGGCCCGATGACGCAATATCTGAAGGGTCAGGTGTGACAGGCCTCGTTTGCGAATGTCTACCAGTTCGCTGTATCGTTTCTTTTCCGCATCAGTAAATTCTGATTTGGAAAACGTCAGGAATATAAGTCTACTGAAGAGAGCTATATCAGCTGTTGCCATCTCCTGTCCGGAAAGGATGACTCCTGAGTCAACGGCTGTTATCTCACGCTTCTTGTCTCTGTCCATGTTGATACGGCTGCGCCCGGCTCCATCCCATAAACCTTTCAAGTATTCGCGTTTGTCGATGTCAATGTTATTTTTAAACTCATCAATATGTACCAGGGCGTTTGAACATTGTGCTACCAGTTCGGCCAGTGCCGGGATAGTGGCATTCTGAATGTTGGGAGGTGTGTTGTCGATAATGAACAAGGACATCAGGCTGTGACCGAGCTCTGACTTTCCTGAACCTTTCGGTCCGAACAGGTTCAGGATGGGGAAGCTCTTAGTATAACCGGTAATCACATCGCGGAACAATGTGGCCAGGAGGAAGCAGATACCCACTTTTGCATTATCTCCGAAAACTCCTACCAGTTTGGAAAAGTAGTCTCTCATGGAGATGCCGGAGTAGTTCAGGTGGACAAATCGTCGTTCGAACTGGAACAGTTTGTCATCATCCCGGTAAATCAGACTGGAGGCCGGAAGATAGTAGTTTCCTTTATCGCCCAGGCGAACAATGCCATAATCGTCTACCGGGTGCCATTCGGTGTCAAATACTCCATTGCCGAACGCATAGAATCCTTTGCGTTGCCACCCTAACTGGGTAATCTCCACTGCGGTTTCCGTCTGTTCATAAAGATACATCTTCAGGCGTGTCATTTCTTTTTCGGTAGCCAGCCAGATATAGTTACCCAGTCCTTCGACCTTCTGTTTGAACTTTGATAACGACACCAGATCTTCTTGCTTCATCTCCACGATTTCCTCCTGGCGGTTCTGGTTCTTGATGCGGTACAATCGCTTGGGATTAAGAGAGTCCTTGATGTGAAACATCGGTTGCATCACGAAGTTTGACCACTGATATTCTTTCCCGTCGTTGGTCGAGTAATAACAGTTGTTGGACTCAAAGAATCCATATTTGGCCAGCAGGTCCCGGTTGATGGTCTGTGTCTTGTCTGCCTTGGATTCGGAAATTTTCTTCTTTTCACGGTTGATGGCCGTTAGCCAAAGATTCTTATGGTTATAGATTTTCTTCAGCTGCTCCAGGTACATTTGTTCTTTGACTTCATCGCCAACCATGGCCACCATCTGGGCAATCTTGGATACGGCTGAACTTTTGTCCTCGGTGGTACCGTCAGTCTTGAAAGCATATCCGGCATACCAGGTGATGAAATCTACTTCGTCAAGGTCTTTGAACTTGGTACGGCTGGTGCAGTAAGAGTCCGGATCATTTTTCGTATTTCCTTCACCACAGGGAATCTCCTTAACGGATACGGAGAAACCGCACTCCATAGCCAGTTGGCCGGACTTGATGACGGCTGCTATTCCGGTACCGTATTGTTCGCCTGGTTTGATGGCGTCCGCGTCCGGAAGAAAGCAAAGGGAAGTGGCATACCTTTTAATCTGGTAGAACTGTTTCTTTGTCCAGGCAGCACCCAGTGAGGCAATGGTGTTGTTTATTCCGATGGATTGCAGGCGCATTACATCGGGGGCACCTTCCACACAATAAAACTTTTCTTCTTTGGCAGCCTGCCTGATGGCGTTGTCAATACCGAATATGCTGTCGGACTTGTCATATATATCGCTT